GTGGTTGAGAACAAGCATGTTGAAACTGCACAGTTCAATGTTCATACTCGCGTTCTAACGCTTCCTGTGTGGGAGAAAGCAAGTGGTGAAGTGTATGACATGCTTGTTGCTCATGAAGTAGGACATGCCCTTTACACCCCCGACACTGATTGGTTCAAGTATCGAAAGATTTCCCCACAGTTTGTGAACATCGTTGAGGATGTTCGTATTGAAAAACTGATGAAGCGTCGTTACGCTGGTATCTCTAAGACCTTCTATCGCGGTTACAGCGAACTTGCTGCTGAGGATTTTTTCTGTGTTGCTAATGAAGATGTAAACAAAATGAATCTTGCCGACAAGGCAAACCTTCATTTCAAGATTGGTAGTTTTATTGATATTGATTTCAATTCTCAAGAAAGTGCTCTCATTGAGAAAATTTCTAATGCTGAAACTTTTGGAGAAGTTTTAGATGTTGCTGAAGAACTCTACAACTATTGCAAGCAACAGCAAGAAATGAAAACCAAGACCGATGACCTTCAGATGTCAAACGGTCAAAGTGGTGAATCTGACCAGAGTGAAACTGAACAGAGTGAGACTGAAGATTCTAGTGGTGAAGAATCTAAAGAATCTGATGATTTTGAATCGGAAGAACCTGAAGAGGGCGAATCCTATGGTGGTACAGAAAATGATGCTGAACCAGAAGTTTCTACGATGAACAATCTGGAAGAAGCAATCAAAGAACTTGCTACCAATGATGGTATTGAAAATGTATATCTAGAACTTCCTAAACTGGAACTGGACAAAATCATTGTTCCTAATGCAGAAATTCATGAGCGTTTCAAGGAGTGGGAAGGTTTTGCTGAGAGAATGGAAAGCACTGTAGATAAAATGTTTGAACATACTGATGAAGAATTCAAACGGTTCAAGAAGTCTGCTCAGAAGGAAGTCAACTATCTGGTGAAGGAGTTTGAGTGTAAGAAAGCAGCAGACTCTTATGCTCGTGCTACAACTGCCCGTACTGGTGTTCTTGATTGTTCTAAACTTCATACTTACAAGTACAATGAAGATATCTTCAAAAAAGTAACCACTCTTGCTGATGGTAAGAATCACGGTCTTGTATTTGTTCTTGACTGGAGTGGTTCTATGATGGATGTAATGTTGGACACCATGAAGCAACTCTTCAATCTGATGTGGTTCTGTAAGAAAGTTTCAATTCCCTTTGAGGTTTATGCTTTCACCAATGAATACCCCATGTTCACCCGTAAAGAAGATGGAAATTTTGATGTTAAATCTCTTGCATATGCTAAGCGTGCGGGTTTGATTCACATCTATGAGTGGTTCTCTATGATGAATATTTTCAGTAGTAAGACTAAAATGAAAGAACTTGAGAATCAAATGAAGAACTTCTTTCGTTTGTCTTATGGTTTCAAGAAATATAATTTTCTTCCAATTCCTACTGGTTTGAGTCTTTCTGGAACTCCTCTGAATGAGGCAATGGTTGCTCTGCATCAAATCATTCCTCAATTTAAGAGTGAAAATAAAGTTCAGAAGGTGCAGTGTGTTGTTTTGAGTGATGGTGAAGCAGGCGGACTTAAGTATCATCGTGAAGTGCAGCGCCGTTGGGAGAGTGAACCTTTCTTGGGAACCTCTGCTATTCATTCAAATGCTTTTCTTCGGGATCGTAAGACTGGAAACACTTACTCATTTGATTGTGAGTGGTATGAGTTCACTGGTGTTCTCCTTAACAATCTTCGGGATGTTTTTCCTGATGTGAACTTCATCGGTATTCGTGTTCTTGAGGGGCGGGACGCCAACAGTTTCATCCGCCGATTCACTGGTTGGGGTGGAGCAGAATTTGATAGGATTCAAAAAGTATGGAAAAAAGAAAAGGCATTCTCTATTCACAATTCTGGATATCATACTTACTTTGGTCTTTCCTCAAATGCACTTTCTAGTAATTCTGATTTTGAAGTTGATGATGGTGCATCCAAATCAAAAATCAAATCTGCTTTTGCTAAAAGTTTGAAAAGTAAGAAGATGAATAAGAAAGTATTGGGAGAATTTATTGAACTAATCGCTTGAATAAATAAATGTATAGAAATTCTATTAGGCGATGAAACCTTCCCCAAGACAATTAAAAGAGACTAAAGAAATCTATGAAAAGGTCGTAAAACACCTCATTGAGGAAGGTTACGCGACCGACGTAGAAAACGCAGATTCCATTATCAGTGGAATGAGCGATCAATGGTTCGAGCAAATCCAGGAGAACTGATAAATGGAAAGAATCACAGGCAACGAAGTTCAATCAATGATGGAAGCATATGCTTCTGTTTATGATACACAAGAGAAAGAATTAATCTCCGAAGAAGTTTTAGAGACTGAACTGGTTCTTGATAATGATGAGTATGAAAAACTTGATGAAAATCTTCTTCAACTCTTAACTAGAAACAGAACTGTTTATAGAAGAGATCCAAAGACTGGAGAGAAAATCAAGGTCGATCAGCAGAGAGATCCTAAGAATCTTGATAAGTATGTTGATAAGAAGACCAGTGGAACTGGTGACTATGGTTATCGTGATAAGAAACCTGGTGAGCCAGGAGATGGAACTTTTGGCAACTTTGTAAGAAGAAAGGGACCTAAAACTGGTGGTGGTACTACTGGTGGCAAACCACAACAGTCTCCTTCCAGTAACCTGAAGCCTGGTAATCCAAACGTAGTTGTAAGTCCTAAGTCTGGCGAAGAGACTAAGTTTGAAAGACGCCTTCCTACTTCTGCTGAACTGAGGGCAGCACAGGCTGCTCGTAAGGCTGCTACTGCTGGTGGTGCTTCTAAGAAGGAAGCAGAATATCAAGCAGTTAAGGCAGGTGTTGGAGTTTCTAAGGGAACCGTTGCTGATCCTAAGATTGCCGCTGATGCCAAGAGAAAGGCAGAACTTGCTGCTATCAGAGCGAAGGCAAAAACAGATACCATGAGCAAAAAACCTGCTCCCGACCGTTCCCGTATGGGTGGTCGCAACAGAATGAGAATGGAAGAGATTGACATCTTTGATGCCATCAAGGAGTATCTGATTGGTGAGGGTGCAACCGAAGAGGAAGCACTTAAGACAATGACTATGCTCACTGATGAGCAAAGAAATGAAATTCTTGGAGGAATTGAACAATGAGTAGATTCGGAGATTTGCTGGGCGGTAAGTCCGCACCAGAACCATTAGTAGAAGAAGTTCTTGTTACTCCTGAAGAGGAAGTCCTCACTGAGGCAAGTCCTCTTGAAGAAATGAGTAAGAAGGAACTTGAGGCATATGGTAGAACTAAGGGTATTGAACTCGATAGACGCCGTAGCAAAGAAACCCTGATTGAGGAACTCAAAGAAGCGGAAGGTGAGTGAACCACTTTCCTAACTGTCCACAGGGGGTCTTCGGACCCCCTTTTTTATTGTATAATTACTTCAGTTAAAACAAACAACCCAATGGGACTGTCCAAGAGCAGCATCATCGAATCACTCCAAGAAACTTACGGCGAATCTGTGACTGCTGCAGATGTTCGTGCTTGGTGTGCGATGAACGACTGCAATTATCAGACCATTACTAATAAACTCTCTGAGCACAAAGTTGGTCGTGGTAAATGGAACCTGACCATCCAAGAAAAACTTGAGCAGAACTATCAGGCACCTGCTGCTTTGCCTGCCATCGAACAAAACCTTATTCCCCAGAAAGATGATTCCTTCGTCCGCTTTGGCAACTTTGGTGATATTAAAAAAATTATTGACTCCCGTGTCTTCTACCCTACGTTTATCACGGGTCTCTCGGGCAATGGTAAAACGTTCTCTGTTGAGCAAGCGTGTGCCCAACTCGGACGAGAACTCATCCGTGTAAACATTACAATCGAAACCGATGAAGATGATCTTATTGGCGGTTTCCGCCTTGTTGATGGTAACACCGTCTGGCACAATGGCCCAGTCATCGAAGCACTTGAGCGAGGAGCTATCTTGCTCCTTGATGAGATCGACCTCGCTAGTAACAAGATTCTCTGTCTCCAGAGCATCCTTGAAGGGAAAGGAGTTTTCCTTAAGAAAATCGGTCGACGGATTGACCCTGCAAGTGGATTCAACGTCATCGCCACAGCAAACACTAAAGGTAAAGGTAGCGACGATGGACGATTCATTGGAACTAACGTGCTCAATGAAGCCTTCCTTGAGCGATTCCCAGTGACATTTGAGCAGGAGTACCCCACTGCTTCTATTGAAACCAAGATCCTCAACAAACTCTGTGCAGATGAAAACTTCTGCAAGCGACTTGCTGACTGGGCAGATATCATCCGTAAGACCTTCTACGATGGTGGTATCGAAGAAATCATCAGCACCCGTCGCCTGGTTCACATTATCAAGGCATACAATATCTTTGGTGATAAGGCAAAAGCAATCCAAGTTTGCGTGAATCGTTTCGATGATGAAACTAA